CTCAATAAATTGAAATATTCCATAAAATTTATAAGCATCTGGTTTTACACCAGCAACATCGTATGGATCAACGTTGATAAATTCATCCATATCAATTCCATGTGGCACAATGTGTATTGGTATATCTATACCAGATTTTTTAAAAATATCAGCACCCCATTTTGAAGCCGTCATTACAAGATTTAAACTTTTATTCGTCTCTTTTACCCATTCCTCATTAACTTTATCGGTTTCCCATACAAAATAACCTACATTTGTTTTACCAGGTTCAGTTTTGTTAGAAAATAGATTAGCAGTTAAATGGATAAGTACTATGTTGTAATCTATATTTTTATCCACAAGAGGAGCTAAAACACGACTGGTTTCTCCAAAATTAGCCATCCCCTCTTCAAAAGATATTGAATCGATAGTTAAAGGAACACCTAGTTTATGTAAAGACAGAGCATACCCTCTAGCCGCTTGACCGTAACCAGAAACATCAAAAATCGGACCAATGTACTTAACACCACGTATTTCCATTTATAATTCCTCCGATTCTATAACCTTTTTCTTACCTAATTGACCTACTAAATCATTCACATCTTCGCTGTGCTTGGTTTCTTCTTTCTTCATATTTTCATAAGCCTCATCGAAAATTTTAATCCACATAGGAGCAATACCACGCTGCCAATCCATTTCACTGACTATCCATCTATAAGCATTTTCAGCTTTCTGTGCGGCTTCATCTCGATTATTATAAACATGAACCAAGGTTTTTACCATATCATCCACATCTACCAATGGACGTAGAACTTCATTATCATGCGGAATAACAGTCCATAAACTTGGATTAGTACCACTATTAACAAGATAGCCCCTATCTTCAGTAATAAACTCTGTAAGAGCAGTGTTTCGAGGCATAACGATAGGAACTTTAGCCGCCATCGCTTCAATCCAAGACAAACCAAATCCTTCGCCAAGAGTTGTACTTACAACAACATCACTTGCATTATATAGTGCATTAACTATTTCACGTGGATAACCTTGATTGGGACCAAAATTCTGAGGAAAGATGACATCTTTAGTAATATCAAGTTCCATTTGTCTACATATCTCAGGTAAATCCCATCCCTGATCTTGCATAGCCATATGGAGATATAAAATTGAATCAGGCACCTCTTTTCTAAATGCTTTAAAAGCCTGAATAGTTCTTGGAATATCTTTACGCTGTTGATTACGATTAAGATTTGTAATGATGAATTTATCGGCTTCGGACTTAAAATATTCCCTACGAAAAGCCTCTACTTCATGCTTTGGTAACGGATAAAACTCACGTGTATTAACACCATGAGGCACAACTTTCATATCTTCATGATCAGGCATAACTTTAAGAGCTTCTTGTTTTCCAAACTCTGAATAAGCCACTATAGTATCCGCATCTGAAATATTCTTACCCCACTTTTCTTTCAAAATGGAATCCACAGGGAAATATAAAATTGACCTAAAAACTTTAGAGCTATTATCCTTCATATGTGGTAATAAAACTGGTAAAAAATCCATAATAAATGAATCTTGTAACAAAAATAAAATATCAAATTGCATACGTGGTATCATACCAACTGCTTTTTGCCTACCATAGGGGTCTCTATCCTTATTAGTCCCTGCGGGCCAAATACGATATGGAAAATTATGTGGATCACCCCAATAGTTAATTCCAAACACATCAATTTCGTAACGACCCGTATTATACAAACCTTCAAAAATATTCCTTGAAACCGTGCCAAATCCTGTGGCACAAGTTGGTGAGTCACAATATGCAAAAACTTTGATTTTCTTTCCCTTATCCATAATACTCCTCCTATTTCTTTTTCAATGTTCGATAAGCCAAAAATGGCGACGTAAAGCTTTTCTGAGCTGTTTCCATAACTAAAGGTCTCACTTCAGGATGCATTCTTAGATATTCATCAACATATTTCTTTCCTACCGTTACCATTTTAAGAAAGTCCTTCTTCGGAACATGCTTAGAAATAGTAGCGGTATCATATGATACTTTACCATTTTGCTTAATATACATTTGTTTTCCATTACCAATCAAATCACTTTCTTCTTCATCTATTTTCTGCATAATATGTGTCTTTAATTGTTTTTCATATTCATACAAAATTCGAGCTTTATTTTTTACGTCGAGGTACTCAGCTACTAGTTCGTCATTGTCGTACTCGTTTAGATTTTTTTTGAAAATGCTTTTTTTTACAACCGAATCTTTATAAGCTGGACAACTATCCTTAAAATCACACCAGTTACACATATCATTAATAGCAGGCTTAGCATCTTTTTCCTCTAATTTGATCATCTCATTATAAACTGCCAATAAATATTTATCGAACGTTCTGCGCTCTTTAATAGTTCTATAAGTATATACTGGTTCACTTCTTAAATAATCCAAAGATAAAATTATACGTTTATACTCTGGAAATTTAATACTTGCCACTAAATCGTAGATTGATAACTGAATATCAGCTTTCAGCTCATCAGAAGTTAAAAAATATTTCGATGTTTTATAATCCACAACTAATATCGTCTCCTCATTTAGCTCTAAAACCTTATCCATAGCACCGATAATAACAACACCTTCAGATGTAGTAACCTTAAAATTATCTTCAACTGTAATTATATTACCTAAATTAAACGAATCAATTCGATTTAATACCATCTCCAAACCATCGTCATAAAGCATCATGTTTTGAATGCCCTCGCGAGCAGCTATTTTTCTATATTCATCTTTTATACATCTTATATCACTCGCTGTAAATTGCTCTTTCTTCTTCCAAATGTCACCAGCTTTAGCTAATGACTCATGCACTGCTATACCTAACTTAAACGATACGTTGTCTTTACGTGGAAGATGTAGCACGTAACCACACCAGTATTTCCACTTACAAGTTAGATATGTGGACATACGTGTCGCAGACATAAAAATTTGTTTATTTTCACTCATATTAATCTCCTTCTTCGATTTCTAATAACATTTGATACATATATAATCCTTGTAAAATTGAGTCTGTTATATCATTTCCAGTTTCAAATGTATAGTTTTTTAATTTAGCCTTATACTTATTTTTAACATAGTCGAACACATCTTCTTTACTTTTTAACTCATAGTAACTTCTAACTGTTTGGGGACTAATAAACGTAGGTTCTTCGCCCAATTCACAGAAGCACTCTAGATTTATGACCCCTATAAATTGCATCAATGTTTTTAAAGTTTTAACATTTTTTAAATACGTTTCTTCTATTACCACATATTCAGGAAAATAAATTTTAAACAATGCGTTAACCTCACTTTTAAACCAATATAATTTTTCCTGAATATCAAAACTCTTTGGGGGCACAATAATTCCAAACTCTTTAAGATTGCCACCTTCTATAAAAGACCATCCAGTCTTTACTGAAGAAACATCAAATGATAATAATTTATTCATTAAACCCATCCATTTCCCAAGAAAACCCACATGTCGGACACTCAAAAGTGTTTGAATTTATTTGAACAGCTACTTCCCCACATCGTAAACATTTATGAATTAATTCTTCCATACTTCCGCCGTGCTGCGGAGTTTCAAATATATTTTGATCTTCGAAAAATTCTTCTACTTCATTAATTAATTCTTCTACATTTTCCACATTAATAAGACAACCATCAAGAAATTTACCATCAGCAGAACGCCAAGAATATCCACACTCACATATTAAATACTCTATTTTTATAGATCTACCGCACGTACATGGAATACTCTCAGAATGCATTACCGCTCCAGTGTTATCACCACAAGACGGGCATTTTCTATCACTAATTATTTCCGCCATACTATTTCTCCTTTATCATTTGAATTATATTACCTAAAATCTCTACTTCCTCATTACGAACTATCAACGCTATAGGCACAAAAGCCTGGTCATCTTCCAAATTAGGATATTGCGAAGTAGCAAACAAAATTTTTGACAAAGAAGGCATAAATAATACATGGCCGGTTTCTTCACTTATATAATCCATTATATTAAATTCACCGTCATCTTCATTAAACAATTCATCATCAAAATCTTTGTACTTACCTTTTCGAGGTAAAATTATATTATAATCCTCTTCAAATACTTTAAAGGTATAATTTCTTGCAGGCAACATCATCATAGTGGGCGTTCCAATTACTTTTTTAAAAGAATCTTTCATTACGACCTCCTTAATATATTATGCAACTCATCTACAGAAAGATCTCCTGGATCTTTACCAGTATACGGCATAAATAACGGTATAATATCTATCTTACCTTTCATATCTTTCAATGCTCTAAGAGTACCCTTAATACCTGCTTCATCTCCATCAAACAAAGTTACTACCCTGAACGCATTTTTATATAAAAGACTCTGCTGTCCGGATGTAATAACACTTCCCATACATGCGACAGTATTCTTATACCCAGCTTTATGTAAATTCCAAACTGACTTAAATCCTTCTACAACTATAAGAGTACGCGATTCTCCCATATACTCCTTGGCTCGAAACAAATTATACAACACTTTATCTTTATCGAATCCCTCAGTTAACAAATACTTATAGTCATAATCAGCTTTTCCAGTGATATCCCTAGCACTGTATGCCAATAATCTTTCATTAACATCTCGTATCGGTATAATTTCACGTTGAAATCCGAATTTATCAACATACCCGCCACCTACTTCAAATAAATCCAACAGTTCTTTCGAAAAACCACCATTTTCTTTTTGTTCGAAATAATCTGATCTAAATTTACTAAAACTTTTCAAAAAAGATTCATCAATTAGAGCGGGCGGTATCTTCCGATTGTCAGCGTGTTGTATTGCTTCCTGTCTTTCTTTTTGTCGTTGATATTCAACATAATTTGATTCATCATGGACATCTATGCCTGTAATGCTCTCTAAATACCTAACCGCTTCAGTAAAATTCATATTAAGCATATGCTTAACTAAATCAATTACACCAAATCCTATGTCTTCGTGACATTGATGCGAAAAGCATACCCATCGCTTTGTATCTTTATTCATTCTAAACGCACTCTTATTATCACCACCATGAACTGCACATGGAGCTCGAACTTCTTTCTCGGTAATACGAGATATTTGAAAACCTAATAAACGTAATAATTGTTCTGCGTCTACGGCTTCTTGTAATCGTGACAATCTATAATTAAATTCTTCTTTAGAAATATGATCTTCCATCGGCATTCTCCGCCGGGTTGTCGGTTGCATCTGAGATGCTGTGTTCATTGATAACTTCCTCTTTCTCATTGTATTCTGGGCTATCGTAATCTATCAACTGACGCTTAGCCTCATGCACTAATAGCATTCTTTTTTTAAATGAAAATCCAATACCTTCTGGAGGAGTATGCCCGCCTCGACGACTTTCTTTTATCCATAATTTATAAGTACCATAATCATTGTGGAATGGGCTGTATTTATTCTCGATATCTTGCATCTCTTCTGATGTACGACGTCTAAAAAAAGCTATAACATCCGCATATCTTAATACTCTATCACTATCAGCGATATCTTCCTGTCTATTAATTTGATTTGCAGCTATTACTGGTATATTTAATTCACCTGATAGATCTTTCAAAGCAGTAGTCACATCACCAATGATTTGATACTCTTTTTTATTCTGAAAATCTGATCCAGACGGAGCTTTGATATAATCAAATACTGCTAAACCAATATCTTCTTTATATTTATATTTCTTGTAAACTGATATCAATTTATCTACATCATAACCAGGCATAAACTCATGAAACAACTTACTACCTTCAATCAAAATTTTAGCTTTTATTATCCGTTCATATTCATCATCACTATATCCACCATGTTTTACTCGGCGCTCAGGTACACCAGAAAGCATAGCAATAATTCTATCACGCCACTGTTCAAAAGGCATTTCAGTATCTACATATAACACTGGTTTACGTAAATTATAAGCCACATAAGAACTTACACAAGACAAAAATGTGCTTTTACCCTCTTTGGGTCGAGCACAAATAACATGCAGTGTTCCAGGAACCAAACCATCGATACGTTTATCCACTATAGGAAAACCACTACCAATACCACAGTATTCAATGGGATTTTTTCTACGTTCCTCAATATATTCATCTAAACCATCAGCCAAATTTTTAGGTTCTTTAACAAACTTGGACTGCATCGACAAATCCATGATATCTGACTCAATCGCATTCATTAAATTATCAGAAGTCATGTCTTCATCTTGAGCTTTATCTTCTAACTTATGAGAGTGTTTCTTTAAACGATTATAAAGTTTATATTTTGTACTTGCATCCAATAACTTTTTGATGTAATATTCCAAATTTCCATCACTAACATTGGTTCCGATAACAGCATCAACATAATCATAACCACCTATTTGTTTCAAAACACCATCAGTTTTAGCTTCGTTTATCACTAAAGCACCATCAAACGAAGAAACACCGCGTTTTATCAAAGTTCCTAAGATAGTAAAAATCAATTTATGATCAGGACTAAGAAAATCTTCCCCAGAAACCATAGAAGCGATTGTGTAATAATTATCAGATGACTTAAAACAATAAGACAAAACTGCCCGTTCATACACTGCGCGACAAAATAAATTTTTTATACCTTCACTCATTATAATCGCCTCTCTGTTCTAACCAATTTCAATTCATTCTCACGACGAGTAAGTTCACGTTTGAAACTATTGATCAATTCCATCAAATACTTTTCTCTATTCTCTATTAACGCTAATTCCTGCTCAGATGATTCGATACCTATCGCAATCTGCTGTAGTTCTGGGTTAGAATCAACTACTTTACGATATTTTTCTGCCTTAGTTCTAGCCTTTACGTCCGACTTATCAATATATGAATCTATAACATTACGTTTCTGCATCAACTCTACTTTAGTTTTGTTAATTTGTGAACCAAAATAAATTAAAAATTGAGATAAGCCAATAATAAATTGGCTTATTTTAAGAGAAGTAGTAGCCTCCAAATTGCGTACATCAAACTGAAATATTTCATCCATGATATACTCATTTTTTGGCATCTTATCAAGCAAAAGTTCATCGGTTCTCCGTTTTAAATAATTAGATATAGGCATTAATTAGCTTCCTCATCTTTATTAATTTCTTCTATCCTCATTTTTTTACCAGTACATAAGTAATCCCTTAGCACAACATTACCGTTTTCATCAAAAAATTCACAATATTCAGAGTAATAGCCTATCTGTTTACATTGAAAAGATAGATTACAATATTTCTTTTCGCCAATAATCGTCCCGTCATCCATAGGTACAAAATCTACGCAGTCTTTATCTAATATATCGTCTTTTTGGTCTTTAATTATTATATCCATCGCTATAAATTACCCTATCAAATTTTAGTTTTTTTGGCATAGCATTCTTTTTGACAATCTAGTATTTTCTTCAACAACGAGTCCTTATCGTATTCTTCATCATAATTAATACACATTAAAATCAATGACGGATGATTATCCACAAACTCTTTTTTTAAATTATCTCTATGTTTTTGAGATAAGAAAGATCTTCTATCTTCATGAAAATGACTAATAAATGAATAATGTTGTTGTCCTTGAACTTCTACTAATAATTCAATCTCTTTTACAAAAAAATCAAAAAACAATTTTTGACCTTTGTACTTTATATAATATTCTTTTTTTACAATACTATGCGGAAATGTTTTAACTAACAAATCATAAATACCATCAGACTGTTTACTCATATTTTAACCCCAGCATAGTCATACATCTACTGCGGTAATCAGTATATAATTCAGTTCGTTCTCTAAACATATCAACTAGATTCTTTTTACCTTGAACACGTTCACCAGCGACTTCAAACCACGCTCCAGATTGCTCTATAAAACCAAAATCAATAGATAAATTTACTATCTCGGACACAAAATCATACCCCTGCCCATAGATAAGATTTATGTTAGCTGAACGCCACGGCGCAGCTAACTTATTTTTTATTACCAAAAAATTACATTCATGCCCAATTACAACACCGTCATCATTTAAAATTCTAGAGTTTTTACTTTCACCACCTTCTACCTTTATACGACCAGTTGCGTAAAACGGAACAGCTTCACCACCAGTTGGAACTCTGCTATCACCCCATTTACCTATATCATGCCTCGTTTGATTGACAAATATTAGAAGAGTATTTGTCCTGTTTACAATAGGCGTAAGTTTATTACATGCCTTACTCATCAATCTCGCCAACTGACCGATGTAATTATCACCAATTTCACCTTCGGCCATAGCACTAGGCAAAAGTGCTGATATACTATCCACTACAACCACATCAACTTCATCGGTTTTAATCAATTCTTCGGCGATTTGTAAATTATCATCCCCGGTATAGGCTTGAACAAGTTTAATTTGATCCACATCAACATTAACAGCGTTACCCATATTTCTAACCAATTTGGGGTCAAGAGCATGCTCAGCATCGATATAAACTATAGTCATCTGTCTAAGTAATGCTTGCATCACCACGCTGAGAGCCAATGTAGATTTACCACTGCTGTTTGGACCGAATACCTCGTACACTCTTCCACGCGCAAAACCGCCTATACCAGTTGCGGCATCTAGTGATAAACAACCTGTTGAAATAGCATCTATAATTAAATCCGAATGATCACCTAAACTACTAATTATACCTTTACCATATTTTTTTTCAATAGTCTTTTCAGCAATCTGTAATAAATTAACAGATTTTTTAAATTCTTCATCCGCCTTTTCTTTCTTTTTAGCCATTATTAGCCTCCATATTTTCTAACAAAGCATCCAAATTATTCATCCGTTCTTTCACATCTACAGTGCAGTCATTTTCAATTTCATCAGCTTTTCTATATATTTCCTTTGCAATCTTTTCATTTTTCTTTATTTCAATAATAGTAATTGCTTTTTCAGTAATCCATGCCAACTTACCTTGACCTAAAATACCAATATCAGATATCGGATATTTAAAATTAAAATCATCTTCATAATCAAACAACGCATCAATAATTGCAACACATTCCTGTATTGCACGTTTCTCGCTCGCACCATCCATCCTAGATTTAACAAATCTACTAATTATTTGCATATCATATTTTATATTAGGCGGTCGGCGTAAACATCGATTCGGATATTTTGAATCCAAACGCATATAGAAATAATCTCTTAAACGCTTCTGTGTAACTATCTGTTCATTTATCATTATGGGTTCAATCAATCGATAACCTGCTGACAATAATATTTCTTTAGCAGCATCTATGCGAGTCTCTTCGATAG